ATCTGCGTCACTCAAATTGATCCTCACAGACTCGACCACATTAACATTTGGGCCGAACTCGTACTTGTCTAACCATTTCTTTCTCTCCGTGATAGGATCAACACAACTGCCGTCCATGAAATTATGGAGTGGCATACAATCAAACAGATTAAGTTTGGCATCCTTTGTCTTTGCTCCGCCCTTTCTGTGTATCTCTCTCATCAATGTCTGGAAGTCATCGCTCATGACCTCACCATCGAACACCATGCTCTCCGACATCTGATCCAACATCTCGTCAAACTGCTTATTGATTTCTGGAAAGTTAGACAACTCCTTACCGTTCCTTGAGAACAGTTTCACCTCGTCCTTGTCCACATCACATATCACGATCACCCTGACCCCGTCTAGTTTGGGTTCTATCAGCATCTCTCCCACCATTTTCTTCTCATGCTTGGCAGAGTCTGTGGCCAACATACATTCAAAAACAGGTACCTTCATTGTGCTAAACTTGTTCACGGTCTTGTGGGTCATCCCACATCTAAGGTCCTTGATCAGGATCCTACGATACCAATCATTCCATTGTTCCATGTTTGACCTATCACATAGGTCTTGGATCACATCCTTCATGGCATTGCCTGTTAGGGTTCTATCCTCCAACTGTCTCAAAACATCATCGAATTCTGTCTGTGTGATTCCTGTGCCATCTTTTTTAGCAACTGGCACCTTCTGGACTCCAAATGTTCTAAAGCCGTCCAAGGCCGCTCCTATGCCGTTGAAGAATCTGATGTTATCCGCATCGCTCTCCCTTTTAATGATTGCCTCTTTCTTCAATCGGCTGTTATCCGATTCAAGTTCTTGTATCACTTTCCATGGTTGCATATTATATCACCTTCATTAAAATTATAACTTGAATCACCAATATCGCAATCGGTAGGATTGTTCTTACCAATTCCATTGTGTGATTGTATTCGTCTAATTTTCTTTCTAGTTTGTTTCTTTTCTTTTTCATATTAATTGTCCTTCATAAATCTATGATTACCTATCATAGCGGTTTCATTGTAAATCTTACCCCAATTTGGATTCGCGATGTGGGGGTTGTAGTAGAACACCGCACCGTGAGTAGGATCCTTCGCATAATCACCGTTCATGATGAATAATGCGACATGGATGCTGTCTCTCCAGGCTGTCATGTTTGATTCTATGACCTCACCGTTCATGTATGTTGCCCAAATTATGTCCTTCTGTCCATCACACCACCAACTGAATTGGCATCTGTGCTTGATTGGATAATAAATTCTGTCCTTCTTTGCCAGAGTAGGATCTTTCTTTGTCTTCCATGACTCCCTTACAGGACCTTGATGCACCACATCACAAATCGTATTTGGAAATCTTTTGTCGTCAATTCTGTTCATTACCACATGACCTATCGCAATCTTGCCCATCATGGGTTCCGCTCTACCTTCGAAGTAGATGTTCTGTGCCATACACTTCAATTCGTGTTCGTTCACACTCACTCCTGTCTCAACCTCATAGGACATAGCCAGCGAGGCCATAACGGCCCTCGCTGATTGTAAAACGAATTCTAATGTTCCTGACACTAGTCTGCTCTGCTTTCTGCATATACAGTCAAACCATATTTTCTAAGTTCATCTCTGAAAGCCTCTGTGGCTATTTCTTTGATGTCCAACGACTGTGTTCTAGCATATTGGTGATCCTGTGGCATAATATCATAATAAGATATTCTGTATCCGCCTCTGAAACCGCTATCGCCTATGCCTGCCTTCTTCATGATAGAAACAAATCTACCCCTTGCAGGATGTATCGAAATATTGGCGAAACCACAGTACATTGGTTCCTCTCTGCCTTCCATGAACTTATCAACGGCTTCTACTGCCTTTGCTCTCGCATTGATAAACATATCTGTAGGATGTATGCCTTCTGCATTGAATTTTAAAAGGTCTTTGTTTTCTTCTATTGTATTCATATGTTCAACTCCTTGTTTGGTTATAATTCAGTATAACATGGCAACGGATAGCGTCAACCTCTAAATGGCACTATATCTAGTATCTTTTCTTTTTTCTGGCACTATATCTTGTGGTTTTTCTCTTTATCACTTCATAATCTATGTAGAGTTCACGAAGTTTCACCCTGATCTCCTCCGGTGGTCCACCATTTAGGTCTACCCATTCCCTCAATATCTTAAATCCTTTGTCATAGTCCGCTGGTCTGTTCACTTTAGAACCCTTTGGTCCTAACGGTACAGATGAGAACTCATCCTTCTCCTCCGGTTGCTTCACGGCCTTGATCACCGTCTTGCCTTCTAACTGACACTTGATATGTTCTAAATCAAACGCCACGACCCTAACAGGTTTCTTGCCACCTTTGATCCAGGCGTGCCAAACCCAAGGTCCTGTCGGACCCTTGTTCCCCATTGTCCATATCTTTTCTTTCTTGGGCATCTGCCCCTCCTTATACGTTCAAACTTACTATACCCGTCGCCCACATAATACCAATCACTGGTAGAACTGTGTACGAAGCGAATAACATTCCATCACCAAATGATAATGCAACCTTCTTCACCTTGCTCACTATATTATTTCCTCTCTTCTTATGTTGATAATTTTCACTGGCTCCTTCATGCTCTCATAGAAAGATTCCAGCACCGTCTTCACATCGTATTCTTGATCGACTTCCACAAGGCTGAACCCTCTGTTCTTGGATTCGTCCACCTTGTAGTCGCCTCTCTCCTTGAGGTATCTCCAATCAATCCTGACCATCTAGGCCACCTTCCTTTCATCCATCTGTTCCAATGTTCTCTTCAGGATGTCGATGTGTTCTAAAATTGCATATCTCTCCAAAGGTTTGAATTCAGTGTCGATCACTTCCTTGCCTTCTGAAGTGTATCTGCTCTCCACATAGTACCAAGTGAACTTCGGATTGCCAAGGTAATCCTTGTCGCCTGTGTCCTTCATAAGGTACACATACTGTTCTCCTGATCTGAAACCGTTCTCAATGTATTCGGCTTCATCCTTGTAGACCTTGTATCCACAATCCTTCTCGCCTCTGTCTCGGTTGTAATAGCAATTCATATGTTCGAAGTCCGAACCGTGTCTGTCAGCATCGAAGTCGTGCTTCTCACCTATGATCACTCCCCACTTGCTACTGTCACCTAACTTGATCGCATCAGTGACCTTCTTTGAGTTCTCCCAATTTTCACATAGGTTGTATCCTAGTCCTCCTGGGTATCCGTCCCAATGTTGGTACGATGCTATTATTCTTCCGCTCTTCTGTTTTATACCTATCCTCGCTCTAGTCGCCATTATGCCACCATCCCTTCTTTTAGTTTGTCGTTCATTTTCATATATGCTCTAACAGTATCATTCTTTGGAGACTCCTCCAACTTGTTGATCTGCACCAACTCATTCTCTGCCTGTAGGAATGATCTTTCAAAAGCGACAGTCTCTTTGATTCTTCTCAAATATTCTGATCTATCTGAACTGCCAAATCCTTCACCTTCGGGCCAATCATTTAGGCACCAAAGTTCTTCATTGGCACAAGATAATTCGTGTCTTGTTTCTATTAGTTCGTCTGTGATTGCATAAGACATCAAATTCCTAACTAGGTCTGTTTCACCATTGTAATGAGTGTCTAATTCTTTGTAAAGATCTTCTGTAGAAATCTTCTCGTTATAGTGTTGGTCTCTTTTATACATATTTTCAACTCCTTTGTTATAATTCAGTATAACATGGCTGGTAATAGCGTCAACCGTGCTAGAAGTCGCAAGATCATTGACTTTCTTAAAGATTATCTCCTTCCATCACATAGAAACTTGACGATTTTCCGGTGCTATCCTCTTCCAGATAGTACATCTCGCCATCATACTCCACCTCATTGAAAACCTTGAATCCGTCCGCATCCGTGTATCGGATCTTGAGTTTGTCCATCAGTATTCCGTCTACATCTGTCTTGATGATGTCTGGCGTGTGCCAACCACCCTTGTTGAAATACTGTCCGAACACATAATAATGGTCCTGACAACTCTTGGAACCGGAGTTATGCGTCTCCTCACATTCAACGGTGGCCCCCAGTGACGTGAAGTCATCGAAGTCGTGCTGGATGTCTTTCACATAACCACCATCACCGTCGTCCATCGGATTGCCGTCCTTGTTCACCTCTTCGATATAGAGTGTCTGTCCTCCCGCCCATTCTGGTCCTGACAGGTGACAGATGTCACTGTACTCGTAGAACGGGTGTGTGAACTGTGCTCGTTTGGGTATCTCCTTGTTGGCGTCATCGGCATCGAAATCCACCGCGGCCATGTACTCCTCGAAGCCGTCGTTGTCGTACCAATACTCGAACTGGTCCTTGGTTATGGTGCCCATCGCGACCTCACCGCCATATCGACTGAAGTTCAGTCTGAAGTACCTGAATGGGTTCTTGATCGTCTTGATCAGTTTCTTCTTCTGTTCTATGGTCGCCATCTAGTCTGCTCCGTGTGTGTTCATGAAGTGACCAAAGTGATCTGGCTCCCTGTCCTCAGCAGGAGTATGGCCTAGATAGTTGGCGCCTTCGTTGACCACTATAGGTTGTCCGTCACCCTTGTCACAGACCCAACCCATAGGTCCTATCATCATTGCTTTGGCTGGTCCGTACACCGTGTCGTCGTTCTCGTCTCCACAGTACCAGACCTTGTCACCCTTTTGTATCTCGTCAAATAATTCATCTTCCCACATTACTCTTCATCCTCCTCATCGTACTCTTCCTCGTTGATAAAAAACTCATTGGAGTGAGCCATGTCTGCCACATCGTCTTCCGACATATACTTCAGGCACGACATTATCACAGTATCCTTGTCCAGGACGCCTTCTTCAACCATCTCCAATATCTTGTCAGTCGCTTGTCTTGTCATTATAGTTCCTCCACTTCGTCATATGACCAGTCACCACCTTGAGAGTGATTTTCATCCCACTCCTGTTCTCCGTGATGTTCCTCGGCCAGTTTTAATGCTTCATCTTCACTGTTGGCCTCTATGTCTGCCTCCATCCAAACCTCTTTGGTTGCATGGACTCTATAAAGTTTCTTTGGCATTATGCCTCCTCCCCTATGTTCATCGCTTGACCTTTAACATACTCATGGACATCTTCTTTTTCTGCTTCTTGTTCTGCTTCGTACTCCGCCATGGACTCCGTGATGTTGAAAACATCATCCAGGGTAGAACCTACGCCGTCTTGCCAAAAGTCATCTGTTGATTTGTAATCGCTTGGAGCATAACAGTCGTCATCTCCATTGTCCCAACACCCCATGAAATCACATCCACCTTCGTAGTAGTACGCCTTCACGGACACATCCAAATTCTTCTCTGACATATTCATTATGAATGTTTGGTAGGCATTTATTGGTGGTGACCAGGCTGAACTGAACCCAAATGAGATTGTAGATTCGTCTAATGAATCATTTAGGTGCTGTCTGTCCACACCGTAGAACTCATTGACGTCCCACTTGGTGCTCCAATTCTCACATCTCCAGTCGTACCAGTTATCAAAGCCTTCTATCATCGGCTGTGGCTTGTCTGATGCTGAACTGGGTGCCATTGTTCCGTCTAGTTCTTTGGGCATCGGACTCATAAAATTAAGAAGTCCATCACCATCCTTTTCTTCTTTTACAATCTTCTCTATCTTGTCTATCACAGAGTTTGGCCCTGTGATAGTAATTTGATTATCGCACCAATTAGGCATCAACTGCCTCCTTGATCAATGTTAAGTGAGAACCAGGTACATTCCATCTCTGGCCTGCATCTGTTCTTACCAACACATATTTGATCTTAACTTTTTCAACGGTACCAGTTTCTGTTCTACCGTGTCTGCCTTGGAACGATACTCTATCTCTGAATTTCAAACTGTGAGCATCTTGGAAGTGTAATTGATTTCTTCTCAACTTCACTGCCTCTACAACTTTGTTCAATTCATCGTTGTTCAATACACCGATGTCTTGGATCATTTTGTTCAACTTCATATACATTTTTTCAACTCCTTATTTGGTTAATGTATATTCAGTATATAATGGATTGGTAATGCGTCAACCTCCTCTAGAAGTCGCATAGAATGGAAGTTTTTTTGCCAAAGACTATATCTAGTAGTTGGTCTCACTGAGTGGCACTATATGATGTCTACATTATTATTATATATATTCACCTGGTTGACGGTATAGGTATCCGTGCTAAAATGAATTATGATTACAAGGTTGCAGGTGCTGAAGATCTCATATCAGTCCTCGTCAGAGGCATTGAAGAAGGCACTTGCGGTAATCATTAACAACCAAAGGGAGGAAATATAATGTCAGAACACTTAAACAAAAAAGAAATAGACCAGTTGATGGACCTGTTCAATAAGATTAAATTAGACTTATCTGATTCAAGTTTTCCAACAAGAACAAATAGATTAGAGGCTGTGGAGAACATGAAGAAGGTTCTAAAAATCCACAACTACGATATCACAGACAGAGTGCCTACAGAACCCACAAAGTTCACAGACGCATTGGATCACCATGAGATCATGCAGAAAGGCATAGTTAGATAATGATCGAAGGATTACAGTTGAAATCGATTGAGGAAATAGTCGACGACATGACAGAGGCCTATACCAAGGGAGACTACCTTGATGGATACACCCAGGATGGCGATGACGCATTGATGGGACCTAAGAAGTTCGGAGAGCGATTCCATAGCATCTGCCTAGGGTTCGGATACAGGGAGTCAGAGATCATACCCGCAAAGATGGAGATCGAAGAGTGGTGTCAAGAGCATCTGACACATCTAGAAAGTAAGTTCAGATGACCAATGAAACACATAAGCACCATTTCCAGGTTGCTGACATAGGCGGTTGGGACTTGGACCAAGACAGAAGTATAGTACCAAGCATCCATTCCGCCCTAAAGCGACAGGGCATAGAGGGAGTGGTGGACGGAGACGAGATGAACAATGCTTCATTCACCGTTTGGACCTACTCACCCAGAGTGGTGGTAGAAGAGGCTTTGAAGGCCGACGGTATCGAACTAGAGGACTAGTTCTATTTCACAATTTTGGATTTGATTGGTGCCTTGGCACCTATTCTTTTGGCCACCGACTTGCCCTTGTTCTTGGCCTTCTTGATCTGTACACCTTGCAACCTCTTTGATCCTGCTCCAGACCTTTTGGTCATGGCCAGTTTCTTGCCTGCTATGCCGGCCTTGGCCTGACGCTTCTTCCTGATCTTGGCAGACTTCTGTGGATCCGTCTTCTGGAAACAGGTGCTGGGTTTGGCCACAATACGGCCTTTCCTGGGTCCGGATGAGCATCTGAATCCTTGCTTGGGTGCCTTGCCTTTGGTACGCCTCAGGATCTGGCTCACGCCCTCCGCAATGGCCGAATGATCCGGGTGGGTTTCAATGCTGTCAACCTCTAGTGCCGAGATATTTTCTGATACTGTATCCTGTGGCACTATATCTTGTGTCTGATCGCCTTTGATGGCACTGGATATTGTGGCACTAGATTTTGTATCTTTTGATTCTTTTGACGCTAAAGTGATTTCCGATATCTTCATACAAGTATTTATTGACCTTACACCTAACTCTACTAAACCTTACTGATGCTTAAACTGATGCTTAAACTGATGCTTAAACCTAAGAACTGATAACATTTTGTTACGGGTGCTACAATCTGCACAAGATCAACTTGACATGGACGGATGTGTTAAATACACATGCAATGAAAATATTCGAGATATACAACACAGACGAGAACATAGGACCAGCACCGACCAGTGCCTGTAGCAGGCCAGCAAAGGATCTACCTGCGTCATGGATATCGTCATGCAAGTCACAGGGCAAGCGAAAACGTACCGGTAATAGAAGTGAGAAGATCGGCGGCAAGACAATGAAAGTCAGTGGCAAGCGGATCAAAGGCCGTAAGTACGGTGGGCCAACACCAGACTATTCAAAATAATCTCTGAAATCAAAGACCTAATAGCGAGCCAATAGCGAGCCATTGTAGAATAGTTGGTATATTAAATACTTACATAATGGAAAAATCACAAATCAAATTCACATTCATAGACAACAAGGATTTCCACACCAAACTGGAAAACGTGTCACAGGCTGTGTTGCATCACCTGACAATGACCTGCAACATGGAGATAATCCCCAAGACGGATGCCACTATCTCCGTTTTTAGGACACTGCCCAAGCAGGAAGGTGGCAAATGCTATTACCCTTTCTTTTTGAGAGAACCATTCAGTTTAGAAAACATAGACTTCTGTGAATTCATTGAACCGCAACATCTCAAAATGATGCAGGAAAAAAAAGTCGTCCCATTGGTTGTGATGACCTCAGAGCTCTGGGTACTATTCAACCTTGAACCTAACAGGATATTTCGCAACAGTCCATATTTCCACGTGATAAAAAAATTGGAGAAGCACGGGATCAAGGAGCAGGATGTGGTATGGCTGACCTGCGACAGGTATATACCAAAGGATCCGAGGATCAAGGCCCGATTTCTGCATTTCGATTATTTCCTAGAGCAACAAAAAGTCTTACAAAATGAATTCAACACACTCGAAAAGATAGAGCACAGGTTCATCAGCATGGCACAAGGAATACACAGACACCACAGGTACGCGATGTCCTACAACCTTTACAAAGAGAACTTATTACAACATGGGCTCAGCTCTTGTCCAGAATATGAAAATTTCAGTTACGTAAATGCAAAAAGATTTGAACTTACCAACGATTACATGAGTAAATTGTCAACGTTTGACAGCCAAGTGTTTGAAAGATGGAAGAACACATTACCAACCAAGATAGACGGAAAGGAGAACATGCATCAGAGAAGATGGGATGAAGGACATTTATTCGAAAAAGTGTTTCTCATGATTTCTAATGAGACACATCATCCAGATGACACTGTCTTTATTACTGAGAAAACTTACCGGTGCATTAATTACTGCCGACCTTTCTTGATAAACGGTGACAGGGGATCACTTGGCTACCTTAAGGAAATGGGTTTCCAGACCTTTGGAAGTTTTTGGGACGAGTCCTACGATGATGAAAAAACCGATCAAGCAAGGATCTCAAAAATCACAGCGATCCTGAAAAAAATTTCTGGAACGAGCAACGCTGAATTACTGGCCCAATATAAGGAAATGAAGCCAGTGCTTGAGCATAATTACAATTTGTTGAAGAACTACAAACAATGGAATCAATTGAATTAATATGAACATCATCTACGGAATCAAGATCGGATTTATAGGACTGGGCAAACTTGGAATGCCATGTGCAGAAGCAATACGTAAAAAAGGATTCGATGTTGCAGGATATGACATCGCACACAAATCAAGTGATCTTGTTGAGATCAGAGACTCCATAGAAGATGTGTGTCGAGACAGGGACATTGTGTTTGTGGCAACACCGACCCCACACGAGGAAGGCTACGACGGGAGGGAGCCCACCAGTCACTTACCTGTAAAGGATTTCAACTATGACGCTGTCAAGAAAGTGTTGACCAAGTGCAACAAGCATATGGGAGTGACACAGAGCCTCGTGCTGATATCAACTGTGTTGCCTGGAACAATCCGGAGAGAGTTGGCACCTTTGGTGACCAATGTGAAACTACTATACAATCCTTATTTGATAGCAATGGGTACAGTGGCGGAGGATATGATCAATCCTGAGATGATCATGATAGGCACTAAGAAGGGCGTGTACAAAACTGCCTATAAGGCACAGCAACTCGAGGCATTTTACAATCAGTTCTGTGACAACTTCCCTCGTGTAGAGTTTGGCACATGGGAAGAAATTGAAGCAATGAAGATATTCTATAACACGTTCATCAGCAACAAGATCGCACTGGTCAATATGATACAGGATGTTGCACAAAAACTTGGCAACATGGATGTGGACAAGGTCACGCAGGCACTTGCCAAAAGCACAAAGAGGATAGTGAGTCCGGCCTACATGAAAGCAGGCATGGGAGATGGTGGTGCGTGTCATCCAAGGGATAATATTGCACTGCGATGGCTTGCAAAAGATTTGGATCTAGGGTATGACATGTTCGAAAGTATAATGACAGCACGTGAACAGCAGGCAGAGTCGATGGCAAAAGCCATACTAGAACACGGAAACAGTGTGTGGTTCTCATCAGATTCATACAAACCAGGAACTCAATTGGTGGACGGATCATATTCATTGTTGTTGCAACACTATGTTAGGAAGCACGGTGGAACGTTGGCCAATGGCATAGACACACCCGTTGAAGTGATTGTCAGGGTGCATGAGTCAGACCATTTCACATGTGATGAAAACACAATAATATTTGATCCATGGAGATCATATCCAAAGGCGGAGAATGTCATTTATTATGGAAAATGATGTGTGGGGTGTCAGTTGGAATCCAGGTAACATGGGACACATGCTTAGGTGTGCAATTGCCATACAGTTGTACAACGTAGAAATTGATCTCAACGATAAAAGTGATTCTCACCTTGAAGACAAAAAACCTTCGGTACAAGAAATTAAATCGTTTCATCCACACGATGACAATATTATTCCAGAAGGAATGAAAGTAGTTAGACCATACTTTGCTTCAAAACAACTTTCATATTTTCCAAAATATCTACATTACTGTAAATTTTTTGGCTTTTTTCCTGACGGCGATACCATGCACGAGTATTACAATATCACCGAAGGAGAAAACTTTTATAAGGGACTTCTTACTAACATATATTGGCATGTTCCTGACAACAGTGAGTCGCAAAAATGTTTTGACATTAAAATGGATAATTTTTTTGATAACTTCGAACTCTTTGTTAAAAACTTTGAAGAATTTGTTGGTCAGAAAATAAAGCAAAAGACTTTTGATTTCCTGGAAAACAAACGCCTAAACAATCTGTCCCACCTTGATGATTTCAAAAACAAAGTAGTAGCCAGTGTTGATTGTATTGCAAGGCAGGAGGCCAAAGACATAGGGTCACTGCACGATTATGAAAAACTCCTAATAGTATCAACCTATGTGCAAGGTAACTGGGATCTAACCTCTCGATTTTTACGAAACTACAATAACGAAGAATTGAAGAATACCATGCAGATACACAATTTTATACATGCAGACGGTTAAAATATTTTATCTTGTGGATCTGAACACCTTCAAAGGCACTTATAACAAAGAAAGCACGGGTGGCAGATACTGTTTTGTGAATTCTAAAAATGAAAAGATTGTCACTAAGTCTCTAGACCAGTTCTTGCGTGAAGATCAATCGTCATTCCTTGGTTTTCTTAAGGGTAGTGACTGTGATCTGAGACAGGCTTTTGATTTTAAAACTTTTTTACACTTAGATGATGCTGTCGAGCAATTTGCGATAAAGTGGCATGAACACGTCAAACCATTCATCTCCAAAACAACATACGAACTAGTGGACAACAACAAAGGTTTAAAGATCAGACTGGATTTTGTTAATAACGAGGATTTAGAGCAATTCAATAGAATATGTGAAAACGAGTCAATCGGTCATGGTTTTGAACGTTGTAAATTAGGTGCTTTTTATGATATGGAACAACACTATTATGGTAAGTAAGTACAAACGAGGATATAAAAAATGGCTGAAAGAGAACTAAAATACACTTTCTATTCTAAGGATAGAGAAACAGATAATGTAGTCACATACTCCAGTGTTGACAATGCCAAGGCCTGCATAGGGTTTAGCAGTGATTGGGATTTCACAAAAGGTAGCCCATCTTGGAGCCTTGCCGAAAGCAACACTAGATTGGTTTTGACTTGGGTTTTCACAGATTCTCAAGCAGATGATCAATTGGCTGTCCATAACGCCGTCAAAGGAGACACATGGAAGTTGACATACGCTAGTGATTCACATCTTTTTGAGTCTTACAGAGAAGATGACAAATCCCATTACAAAGCCTGGGGCGATATAAGATCTAAGGACTAACCACAAAAAAAGGGCGATACAGTTAAGCACCGCCCCTTAGAATTAGTTTAATTACGCAGAGTAATTAATTACTTTTCTTCCTGATTTCTTTAATAAAGAAATGATGTTTGACTTCATAGTCAAAGCAGAGTTCTTAGGTGCAACACCTAAAACTTCTACAGTAAAGTCCAAACCTTTTGATAACAACTTGTTAGTCGCTGTTTTTCTTGCAGTGTTTTTTACTGCTAGGTTTTTGAACTTGATTTTACCACCGTGTACTTCACCATTCACTTTGTAAGTTGAAGCCGGTTCCGCAAATACACCAATTTGCTTCGCTCTTGATTTGAAGTTTCTTGTGTATACAACGTATTGTGTTGAGTTTGCCATGGTTTTTGTTTCCTTCTTAGTAGATGGAAAAAGTGTATTAAACATACCTTTTAGCATATTGTTTCCTTTTCCTTTATTGTTATTATATGGTTACGTAACTCTGGAGTTTCAATCTCTGTTATCCTACGTTCCATAATACAATTATATACTAGAAAGTGTATTGTGTCAACCTTGGCATAAAGATCAACTTTTATGCGACTATTTTTCCTTGTAGTCCGGTACCGCGAACAGGTCTATGCCCTCATCCAACAACTTGTTGGTCTCTTCCTTAGTTGGCTTACCATAGAACTTCTGGTCACGTTTGCCCTTGTGTGCCTTCCTGGCCTCACGGGCGAAGTTCTTGCCAACGTCCTGGTAATCTTTCTTGATTTTCTTATTCAACTTCTGTAGTATCTGTTCCGCAGTCTCGCCCATGACGAAGTAGTCATCCGGAATAGTTTTCTTCTTCTTGGGCAGTTTCACCGAAATGGTGGCTAGTGCTTTGTCTACTGCCGTGCTGTCGCACATGGGACAGTTGATAAGTCCCTTGTTCTTCTGTCTCTTGTATTCATTGAGGTCTGGGAACCAACCCTCGAACTCGTGTTCGCATCTGCATCTCATTTGATATTTTATCATAATATTATTTACATTATATACTTGACTTGAAGAAGTGTCTACTATAATATATGAGTATGGCAATAAATGTTTCAGGATACACAAAAGGCAAACCCAAGAAGACTTCCCAAGGCAAGAACAAGAGTAGAATCAAGATGAGCTCTATGAACAAAGCCAAGAAGAGAAGTTACAAGGCGTATGCAGGACAAGGCAAGTAAGGACGAAGTCAGATTACTGATGGCTCAGATAGGCAACCTAGAAGTGCAGGTTGCGGACTACCAGCAGATCGTAAAAGAACTCTCCGACAAGCTCAGCGTCTACGAAAAGAAATACGGCACAGTGTTTGTGTCTTCTAGAAATACCTCAGACCAAAAATAACAGCATCCTTCTTCCTACGGAACTTGATGTGTTCGTAGTCGACGATGTACACGTTCAACCTACCACCGTGTTCATCCATTATCCTTTCCGTGTCTAATGGTCGGATTGTGATCCTGTCCTCGTCAGGCAACTTCGCTTCGTAACCCCAGAACATGGGCCACCAGTGTAAGGGATTCAGTGAGTCGTAGTGTTCCTTCATTATCAGCAGGAATATGACGGGTGTTATAGTGAACGGCTCCACCCACCATGGGATGGCGTCTATGGTAAGATAATCTATGAGATGTATGAATCCTGTCCACGCACCCAGTATGGCCAGTAGTATGCCTATTATGGGCCAGAACTCGTCCTCAAAGTCTAAGTCGTTATCGTGATGAGAATACATCCGGATCTTTTGTTGTTGACTCAGTTTCATATAAAGTATATAGTATAGGATATAATTACAAACACATAACTTGTTGTAACGCTCTCATGGAAGTTCACAACATCAACCCCTAAAATCGATATATGGAACTTGCTATATTAATGGCGGGTATTGTTTACGGCTTAATCATTGGCCTAATACCAGCCGCGGGAGCAACAACAGGTCTTATCACACTATTTGGAGTCATGCCCTACTTTGTAGGAGACCCTTACCTGGGTGTGATATTCTGCGTGGCAGTTGTGGCATCCTCAACAACCGGTGATTCATTTGCAGGTGTGCTGTTAGGCATACCTGGAGCCAACTCTGCGGCGGCCACCATGGTGGATGGTTTTCCCATGGCCAAGAATGGAGAGGCCACTAGGGCATTGAGTGCCGCGATCACTTCGTCTACTTGCAATGGTCTATTCTGGGGATCACTTACATTTTTATTTTTGCCATGGTACACCAAAGTTGTGATGTACATGGGCATACCCGAACTGTGGGCATTGGTGCTATTGGCATTTGTAACTGTGGGATTCGTATCCACTAGGCGATATGTCAGGAGTGTGCTCGCAATCGTGTTAGGTGTGACCGTAGGTCTGATTGGAGTGGATGTCAACAACGTACCAAGATTTACAATGGGTTGGAGATACCTCGAAGATGGTGTACAGATATTACCTTACATGGCAGGACTTTTTGCGATACCAGAACTCTGGGACGGATGGTTCAACAGGAAGAAGACCACAACGATAAAAGCAGAACACGGCAGTTGGCAAGATCTCAAACAAGGAGTAAAAGATACCATACGATGTTGGAAGGACAGTGCCAGGGGAGGAGCCATAGGTTCTTTCATAGGACTGCTACCTGGACTGGGTGGTGCAATGGCAGACTGGTTGGCATACGGTGCCACAGTTGCCGCTAATCCAAAAGAAAAGTTTGGCGTTGGCAATGTAAAGGGAGTCGTAGGCGCCGAGGGGGCCAACAACGCACAGAAGGCCTCGTCATTCATTCCAACAGTCTTGTTTGGTATACCTGGTGCAAGTTTCGCCGCGATACTGATGGGACTATTTTTGTACCTGGGCATTGACCTGGGATCACCTGATACATTCTACGACGACAAATTATTTGACAGCATGACCTATGCGTTCCTACTTGGAACAATTATCACTGCTGTCTTGTGTTATGGACTGGCATATTTCGCGGGGTGGATGACACGTATTCCATACGTGTACTACTTTCCTTGCATACTTGCTGTGATTGTTTGGGCAACCTTGCAGTACACGGGAGGGTGGGAAGACCTAGCGGTACTATTAGTATTCTCAGTATTTGGAGTGCTATGTAAAAAATTCCAAGTCAGCAGGCCAGCACTGCTGATTGGGTTCATATTAAGTGACAGGATATACAACCTCACTTATCAACTAACATCCTTACATACGGTAAATGATTTAATCACAAGGCCTATCTTTATTTTCTTGATGGCATGTGTTATCCTGCTAATGTATTGGGGAATAACAAAGAGGAGTCGATTAGACTATGCTTAAGAAAACAATAATGGCGTTGGTGTTGATGACAACAACGGCGCTGGCAGATTACAACTTGATCGTGCCACAAAAACCATCTGGTGGAACTTCTGTGTGGGCACAGATAGTTGTAGCGGAATGGGAGAAACACCTGGGTGAGAAGATCAATCTTATCTACAAGCCAGGTGCAAGAGACCAACTGGGACCAAACGAGTTCCAAAATCAATTAAGGTTTGATGACAAGACTATATTAGTATCACATGGTGGTAACGGTATATCATATCTCGTGGAACCTGTAGAATACAATTACTTTGATTGGGAATCAGTTGGACATATGAACCTAAACATCATTGTGGGTGCTAGGAACAAGGCAGACACAAAGAACGGACCTATACAGTTTCCGTCAGGATCTGGAATGACTCCAGAGATCATGGCAATCGTCATGTTGCTTACAGGACCCAACGGTGATCCAGTAAAAACATTTGAGAACAAGATTGTATGGGTAAAAGGAATGAAAGGTTCTGAGAGAAGACTTGCATTCATCAGAGGTGATTTGAACGCGACAAGGGAAAATCCTGCCGCATACAAGAAACACGTGATGCCAGTGATAGGAAAAGGTGATGCATACACTTGGTTCCATCATGGACTACTAAATGTGAAAACGGGCGAGCACGACAAGGATCCAAACTTCACAGAACCAACATTTGAGGCACTGTACGAATCAACATACGGAGTGGCACCGAGTGGTGACTTCTATGATGCGTACAAACTTGTCAAGAGTTGGAGAGATGCTTTACAGAAAGCATTCTGGGTGAACAAGGGCAATCCAAACAAGGCCAAACTTGTTGCCGCATTGGACAAGATGATCAATGATCCAGAGTCAGTGGCCGCTATCGAAAAGAAAGTGGGCAAGTACGAATGGAGAACAGGTGCAGAGGGTGACGCCGCAGTAAGAACACTGAAGTCATTCATCACACCGGGTGCGTTGAAAACACTATCTGATTTTGGAAAGAATCAATTGGGTTACAATGCTATCTACAAGGAAGAGTTGACCAAATAGATGTATATTTTGTTTACAGGGGCACCGGGATCAAAGTGGAGTAGTGTTGTCAAGAATATCTACTGGAGTGATGATATAGATCACACAGACTATACAGAAGAGAGAACCTACTACCACGATGCCGATACCCCTGGACGCAAACATCTCATGCACACGGGTGCCTATTTTGATCCGGGCATGGAGTTCAGCACAACAAGAGATAATTGGGATCTGCCCTTCTCCGGCAAAGGCAAAAGGATTATAAAGTCTCACACGTTCGCACATGAACTTGTACATCTGAAAGACTTTCACCATCCCATTGTTATGGTGTACAGGAATGATTTTGAATGTTTGGAGTGGTGGAAACTGTGTGGCGAGTTCAACATAACATATCCAAACTACCAGCATTTTGTTAATCTCGATTTGATGTGGGAACACATTCAAGCAGAAAATAAAGATATAATGCAGTTCATCAAAGATAACAAAGATAAAATTCACAAACCCAGAGACAATGTAGACCTTTGCAGGTTGCTAGAAATAAGTTTCCCAAATACGAAGGGAAGGATACATAATTACGCAGACAAAGGAATACAAGTTTATGTCTACAAGTAATTGGGAAGACGCAAAAGCAAGAAGCAACTATCACTTTAATAAGTGGCACAAGGACACGGACTGTGTGCAACACCTGGGCAAGTTCACGGGCGGGTGGCAGACGGAATTACAATCTGTGATAGAGGATGCCAAGCCACTTAACTGGGGTAACCGTAGGGAAGGCACGGGCAGAGAAAATGTCAATGTTGATGTCGAGGCAGAAGAGAATGACCTAAAGACAGCAGGTGCTGATCCCAAGATGACAATTTACAGAGGACTCAAGGACTTCACAAAGTGCCCAACACTACAAAAGATAACAGACTTCTTTGAATTGTCATCTACCAAATCAAAACTACACGTGCAGTTCACAGGTGAGGTTCTAAACATGCACGTAGACAAATTGTATGACCTCGACGCAAATCCCAACAACGTGATAAGGATCATGATCATGCTACAGGATTGGGAGCCCGGCCAATTCATAATGTATGGTAACCAACAGTTTGACCGATGGCGAGCAGGAGACATTCACAAATTTGACTGGCCCAATATTCCACACGCAACAGCAAACGCAAGTAACAAACCAAGACCCATGTTGGTAATCACAGGTGTAATGACAGAGAAGACCAGAGAGATACTAGCAAAGCCGATCAATAAAAAGGTTTGACAGCATAAGCATTTAATATATACTGTCATTACATGAACAAAAAGATATTTGCGAAACTTCTCGCACACAGTCAAAACAATCTGGACAAGATCACACAACCTTATATTCAGGAAACATTTGGTGTCCAAGTGCAGAGATGTGACACCATCGAACAGTACGTGGAGGCAATAGACGATGCCTGCTTGAACAAGTATTTCTCAAAATATTGGCAAAACGACATGAAAAAGTGGAAGTATTCTGGTCTTGCTTTGATAGACGAGGTAAATTCTTTAAAACCAAGGGCGGTGCTAGATGTCGGGTGTGGTTACAACGAATTCAAAGGCAAAATACATAATCTTATCGGTATAGATCCATACAATAACCTTGCTGATCACGAAGTGGGCACATTAGAATATAGAACAGACCAGAAATTTGATGTAATTCTATGTCTAGGATCAGTGAACTTCGGTAACAAGGATAAGATAATAGCAGAAGTTTCTAGATGTGTGAGTTTACTGGCAGACGGTGGCACAATGTTCTTTCGGGTAAATCCTGGAGTGCAACACGACAAGCCAGAGGCAGATTGGATAGAATTCTATGCTTGGAACGTGCCTTTTATTATAGAACTGGCTGAGATGTTTCAATTGAAGATTTTAGACATCAGAGATGACACAAATCAACGAAAATACTTCATTTACCGTAAAACCAAGTAGACTTATGCTAGAATTGTGCTACAATAAGAAGTAAATACCTACAATGCAAAAACATACTAGAAGTTTATTAGAAGAATTGAGCTCAATGCCTTTAAAAAGGGACAAGGAAGAGGTTGTAGAGAGTAGAGCCTCACACATCCTTGAAAGTGCCATCAGACTTATGACATATATCAGGGAGAACTTCGATCAAGACACAGCATTCAAACTAGAAAAGAAATTCAACTCCGCACTTAAGAACATGGACGCTTCCAAGTTCAGCAAAGGAGTCGCACGGATTAAAGAGAATCGAGACGTAAAAGAGAACGTGCTTAAAATCAAAGACGGCGAATACCGAGAGGACTAATCAATGTTGATAGAAGATGTCCTAACAGAGTTCAAGAGGACACACCTTGAACACATCGAGGACATAGTGATCACCGACGGCTACGAGGGTGGCAAGGCAGTCTTGGAATACTTCAGAGGATTATTATTAACATTGAAAGGATCAAGTTCTGAGGCCATGAGTGTGTCTGTGAAGTGGGACGGTGCACCCGCTGTGGTGTGTGGAACCAATCCAGACAATGGTAAATTCTTTGTGGGCACAAAGTCAGTGTTTGCAAAAGCGGCCAAAGTAAATTACACAAAAAAAGACATAGCAAACAATCACGGTACAGACGACCTAGGACAGAAGTTATTAAAATGCCTGGTACATCTAAAGAAACTTAACATACAGGGAGTGGTGCAAGGTGACCTGTTGTTCACTGATGAGGACATCACACGTAAGAATATAGATGGCAAGCCTAACCTCACGTTCACACCTAACACAATCACATATGCAGTACCAGAAGCAAGTGAATTGGGCAAACAGATAGACCGTGCTAAAGTAGGAATCATATTCCATACCACATATGTGGGTGATTCTTTAGCAGACATGAACGCACAAGGTGGAGCAGATGTTAGTTCATTTGCTAAAAGCAATGATGTGTTCTTTGACAATGCCACTTACAAAGACGTTTCTGGCAGTGCTAAATTTACTGATGATGAAACAAAACAATTCTACAACGGTATAGAGAAATTAGAAACACTGTTGAACAGTGTTCCACGTAACCTTGCAAGTGTACTAGGACAGAACGCAGACTTTATACCTATGTTCCAGATGTACATCAACGCAATGGTCAAGCAAGGACAGTTACCAAGCGATGTCAATAAATTCCTACTAGGATTCAAGAAGTTCTATTCAGATAGAATGCAACAACAGATGTCAGGACTCAAAGCACAAAAGGCATTGCAGTTAAGACAGGACAAGATGAAGCAGATGCCAGTGTTCCTTAACAGGGCCAAGAAACCATTACAGGCCATGCTCATGTTCTACAAAGCAGTGCAGACCATGAAAGGATTTGTGCTTAAGAAGATGAACCAAGCACAGGCCATAGGTTCGTTCCAACAGACGGATGGCGGCCTAGAGGTGACTGAACCAGAGGGTTTTGTTGCTGTTGACAAGTCAGGTAATGCTGTTAAGTTGGTAGATAGGTTGGGATTCTCAAGAAGGAATTTGACGGCTATCAGCAAATTCAAGAAATAGTTCTAATGTCTTGTTGATCTGGACACTCAATTTTTTCTCATCAAAGAAGGTATCATAGTTGTGTTTCCTCAGTGCTTGTGTCTGCAGGTATATGTCTTGCCATTTCTTGTTGCCGCTTTCCACCACACTCCCTTCGCTACACTTTGCCTTAAGATCTTGCAAGAGAGAAACTAACTTGTCTCTTCGTTTTCTAGGATCCCGTTCGAGATCATAACTCTCATTAAAATAATTTCCAAATGTCTTGAACCCTATCTCTCTTAATTTCTGTAGATACAAGTAGTTGCCATGCACTACAAAAACATGTTGTGCAATTATTGGTTTCCATATCTTCTCAGTCATGAACACGTCGTAATCATTATCGTTGGTTTCTGATACCAAACTACACACTGTATCGATGTAAGGTAATTCATAGATATCTTGATCTAATCCAAAACGTGGATACTTGTCTGCATCGACATTGGGTAATTCGTACCCGTCAGGCATAACACTTTTTTTTGATTTATGCAAATGGAATGTGTGTATACTGTTAGTAAGCAAACCTTTTGCTAACAAATGATCATAAAGTTCTACTCTGTGGGGCCTGGCCGCTTTATTTAGATAGAGAAAGTCATGTTTCTTGTGCCAATAACTGCCATTGTGATTATGGGTGAAATTAAATGTGTTGCCCTTGTGTTTTTTATACATGTAATACCAAAACCAACTGGTACCTCCAGTCCATTTGACGTGCTCTGTTGTAAATTTGGGCCAGACTTTTTCCTCTTGATCTGTGCTTTGAATATTTTCTATTGACTCCCAAGGGCTGGCCGCTATGAAAACAAATCCTTGACTCTTTAGTAAGTCTAATCTACGCTGTAATTCTTCATTAAATTCTTTGTTGTCCGCTACTCTGGCGTTGCCATGATTGACATCGATGATGGCGAATTTCCTATCATAGGCGTCTAAATCATACCATTGCAAAGTGTAATAT